TGGCCTTCAACGTGTCTCAACTCCTCCGTTGTCACGTTAGGACCGTGAACCATCTCAATGGTTACGGACCGCAAGTAGCTCAACACTTCCTTCCCAGTCGGTGTTGAGAATATCTCAGCAATGTTCTTGCTGATCTCTATGTCTTTTTCGGCAGGGCGCTGAAAACCATCCCTGCCGATATTAACCTTGTTGTTCAACAGGGGCTCCCATCTGTTGTTGCTGCTGCGCCATTTGCTGTGCCATCGCAGCTATCTGCTTCCGTTGATTCTCATCTCGGATCAAGCTCTCTGGAACACCAAACTTCTTAGCAAGATGCGCTGCTGTCTGCTCGCCGTCAATAAGAAGCTGCAACATCTCTGGACCAAACACACCACCAACAAGCTCTAAAAAGCGAGCAATGCTTGAAATGTCTTGGTTTGCCTGAGCCTGAGCAAGCGGAGATACAGAACGGATCTTAACTTCACGGCCATTGATTGAAGGAACCTCAATGCGACCTTGCTTCTTTAGGATGTAGATAACACGCTGCAACAAAGGCTGAACCAACTCAGCTTGCAGTCGGCCAAAGGCAGAACCCATGCGACGAGACAAGTCAGCCATACGCTCCGCAACCTCTGTGGCTGTGGCAGGTGTACGATCTGGGTTGCCCAGCATGTCGTTATACAATGCCCGTTTAATGTTAAGGCGCATATCGCTTAGGACAAGCTGCGCTACATCAAAGCTACCTGCTGCTTGGATTGGCTGCAAACCAGCCGAACCCATAGCTTTAGGAATGATAGATCCGGGTACAAGTTGAATAGTGTCAGGGTTAATGACGCCATCATCGTCGATTTGATAGACACCAGATATAGCCATTTGAGCGTTCTCAAGAATAAGCTCAATAGTTAGATTGGTTGTCTTGATAGCAGACAGGGCATTAATCAGTGGGCCACGGCCATAGATCTCGCCAGCACACTTAGACCACCGGAAACAGATGAATGGATTTGCCCCAAGTCCAGAGATCTCTTTGTAGTAAAGAACTGTTTCTGTGTTCATGCAGATTGCATAGTGGTAGTAAGAGTCTTGGTTCTTCTTAGAGTAGTCCTTGCAGACAAGCTCAAGAACAGTTGTCTCGGCCTCTTTGCCCATCTGCGCCATAACTTTAGGGTCAAAGGTAGCGTTAGGAT